TATATTAATGATGATTTATTAAACCAATCATTTGAAGATGGAATATCTTCTTTACAAGATAATATTAATACCTTAGATACTCTATTTCCGGGAGCTAAATATTCTGAAACTATATTACCAACCCAATATAGTGGATATCAAATTGATATTATAAAAGAGGAAATAGTAGATGTTGGTATTACTTTAATAAGAAGAAGAGTAGTAGTAGCAAATCAACAAGGAGTAATTCAATACGAAGGTACACCTACATATGCTCCTGACGATCAAGTTTTAATTAAAGAGGGACAATATTATGTTAATAAACAAACTCAACGATCTACTAGTGCCCCAGGAAATGATAACATAACTGACCAAGAAACAATAGATATAGTAACAGCAACTGGGTTAAGTCCTGACGATACTATTATAGGAACCGTAACACCTTCACCTCCCCCTGCACCACAAATGACATCCCCTGCACCACAAATGACACCCCAACCCCAACCTCAGGGAGGAAATACCCCAACAAATAAGAAGAAAACTTTTGCAGAACGTTTTTTTAGAAGATAATATAAATTTAATTCAACCATTATAAAACTCAAACCCCTGATTAAAATAAGTTTTAATATTAAATATTTATAAACATGAATTTAGACGCTTTTAGAAAAGTAATTAGAGAAGAAGTAAAAAAAGCTATTCAAGAAGAAATGAAAGAAATTCTCCTTGAAGCAGTTAAATCTGCTAGTACCCCTAAATCTTTTGGAGACACTAGTCCTACATTAATTAAACCTTTTGTTGAAACTAAATCCGAATATAAACCTAAATTTTCAGAAATTCTTTCTGAACAACAAATACTTCCAAAACCCATTCCTTCAACAGGTAATCCTATGCTAGATATCTTAAATGAAACTGCTCAAGCCGGAGAATGGAGAAATTTAAATGGAGGTAATTATAACGCATCTGATGCAGTAGGTTGGGCAGGAGGAGCCCCGGGTATGATGGGAGGTTCAAATACTCCTGTAGTAGCTACTGTAGATGAAATGTTAAAATCTCAAGGTCCTGTACGTGACATAAATGATGTTAGTATTGATGTAGTACCTGATTTTTCAGGTTTAATGGGTAAACTAAAAGAGAACGGTAAAATATAATGGCATATAATGTAATAAAAATTAATCCTTTAGATTTATCTCCTAGTAAAGGGGTAGGAATTCAAGTGCCATTTAATGGTCCAACGGGATTAAATATTACTTATACAACAAAAGATGCTATTAAATCTAATATTTTAAATTTCTTTCTTACTGGAAAAAAAGAAAGAATAATGAATCCAAATTTTGGAGCTGGGATTAGAGAACAACTATTTGAACAAGTAACTCAAGGTACAGTTCAAAATATGGAAGATATTATATCTTTTGGATTAAACGATTACTTTCCACAAATAACTTTAAACAAGTTAACGGTTAATGCTTCTCCTGATAAACATGTAATTCAAATTTATATTAGTTATTTTATAAAAAATAGCAATATACAAGATGAGATTTTAATAAATTTCAATAATGGCTGATACAAAAGTAGTACAATACTTAAATAAAGACTTCGATAGTTTAAAAGCACAATTACTTAATTTTGCTCAAACTTATTATCCGAATACTTACAATGACTTTAGTGAGGCTTCTCCTGGGTTAATGCTTATTGAAATGGCTTCATATGTTGGAGACGTTTTATCTTTTTATACTGATAATCAAATTCAAGAAAATTTTCTTCAATTTGCAAAACAAAGAAAAAATTTATTAGCTTTAGCTTATAATTTTGGATACCGTCCTAAAGTAACTAGTGCTGCCTCTACTATGATGTCTATATATCAAGTAGTACCTGCAACCTTATCTGGAAGTCAATACGTACCCGATTTCAAATATGCTCTAATTATAGAAGAAGGAGCTAGAATTGCTTCTAATTTAGATGCTAAAACTCAATTCTACATAAATGAAAAAGTAGATTTCTCACAAACTGGGTCTACATCAGATCTTGAAGTTTCTGTATTTTCTACTGATGTAAATAATAATGCTAATTTTTATTTACTTAAAAAACAAGCGAAAGCCTCGTCTGGAACTTTAACATCAACGACATTTACATTTAGTAATCCTGAACGTTTTCCTACCGTGACTATTACTGATGATAATATATTAGAAATAGTTACTACAACTGATACTGATAATAATCAATGGTATGAAGTACCTTATTTAGCCCAAGATACAATCTTTGAACCTACTGCTAATACAGCAGCAAATGATCCAACTCTAGCTCAATATAATGATACTACTCCTTATTTACTTAAATTAAAAAAAGTACCTAGAAGATTTGTTTCTAGATTTAAATCTAATGGATCCCTAGAATTACAATTTGGTTCAGGTGTATCAACAGGAGCTGATGAAGAAATAATTCCAAATCCTGATAATATAGGTTTAGGTTTACCTTATGGAGTAGATAAAATGACTACTGCTTGGGATCCTTCTAATTTCTTATATACACAAACTTATGGTATAGCACCATCTAATACTACTTTAACTGTAAATTATTTAAAAGGAGGAGGAGCAATATCTAATGTACCTGCCAATACTTTAACTAATAATGTTGGAGTTGTTTCTTCATTTGCTGGAGGAAATTTAGATGCAGGTTTATCATCAACAGTTTTAAATTCACTTGCTTTTACAAATGAAGCCGCGGCTATAGGTGGAGGAGATGGAGACACAAATGAAGATATACGTTTAAATGCTTTAGCTTCTTACCCAACTCAATTAAGAGCAATTACAAAAGATGATTATATAATTAGAACTTTATCATTACCTTCTAAATTTGGTTCAGTTTCTAAAGCATATGTTAATCAAGATGCAAGTATAAATGTAAATTTTAAAACTGATTTATTAGCAACTGAAAACCCTAATGCTATCTCACTTTATATTTTATCTAAAAATAGTAATGGGAATTTATCTATCCCATCCCCGGCTTTAAGTCAAAACTTAAAAACATTCCTTTCTGAATATAGAATGTTAACTGATGCTGTTAATATTAAATCTGCTTTTATTATCAATATAGGAGTTGAATTTGATATAATTGTTAGACCAAATTATAATAATAAATTAGTATTAAATAACTGTTTAACTTTATTGCAATCCTATTTTAATATTGATAAATGGGTAATAAATCAACCAATCATACTATCAGATATTTATAGTAACTTAGATCAGGTAGAAGGTGTTCAATCAGTACCAAAAATTGATATTACGAATAAATCAGGAACTAATTCAGGATATTCTCAATATTCATATGATATTAAAGGAGCTACAATTAAAAACATTATTTATCCTTCTTTAGATCCAAGTGTTTTTGAAGTTAAATATCCTACATCTGATATACAAGGTAGAGTAGTTACTTTATAAAAAAATATTTTTAATGTATATTTATATTATATATTAAATTTATGGCTGTTTATAAAATATTCCCTGAGAAAGATACTTTTATCTCTAAATACCGTAGTACTCAAAACTTTGGTAGAGATGAAATTTTAGAAATTTCAAATAAAACCGATGTTACTGCTCTTAATGCTGATGTAAATCGTGCTTTAATTCAATTTTCAACTTCACAAATAACAGACGTTATTACTAATATTATAAGTGGGAGTACTTATTCATCTTCTCTTAAATTATTTTTAGCAGAAGCTACTTTACCTGTAGATTACACTATTGAAGCTTATCCAATTTCCCAAAGTTGGGATATGGGATTAGGTAAATCTTCTGATATCCCTATTACTACTGTGGGATGTACTTGGGTTAGTAGAACATCAACATCAAACTGGATTGATACTGGTAGTTCTTATATTAACTCACCTTTATCACAATCATTTAATTATATCTCTAACAAAGATATTAATATAAATGTTACTTCTATTGTTAATTCTTGGGCATCAAGCTCAATCCCTAATAATGGATTTTTACTAAAACTTTCTTCGAGTATAGAAAATAGTACTACTCCATTAATTACTAAATTCTTTTCAATGGATACCCATACTATTTATCCACCACAATTAGAATTTAAATGGAATGATAGTATATATAGTTCTTCCCTAACTCAAGTAACATCATCAGACTTTACTCCTGTTATAACAAATAATAAATCTGAATTTGAAGAAAATACAGTTTATACTTTTAAAATAAAAGCTAGAGATAGATTTCCTGTTAGGGCATTCCAAACCTCTTCTGTATATTTAAATGCTAAAGTCTTGCCTTCATCTTCATATTGGGCATTAAAAGATGTTAAAACTGAAGAAATGGTAATAGATTTTGATACTACTTTTACAAAAATAAGTTGTAATAATGTTAGTAATTATTTTAAAATATATATGAATGGTTTAGAACCTGAAAGATATTATCAAATTCTATATAAAACAGTATTATCCAATGGTGAAATAGTAGTTGTTGATGATGAATCAAATTATTTTAAAGTAGTTAGATAATGGCTGAAATAGTTCAATTAAATAAAACAGTTTATGGTAAAGTTACATATCCAAATGTAATTAATACTGAATTCTCTCAATTAATAAAACCCCAAGTGGATGTAACATTTACTCCTGTAACTGTAGAAGAATTTTTTGATTACTATGATGAATTATTTTACGATATTCCAACAGTTGGAGATTTTAATTCCCATACAGAATTAATAAAACGAAGTACAGAATACGTTGGTGTCAACCAAAACACAGATGAAATTGATGCTTTACTAGATGAAATAAATCAATTACGACTTGAAAATTTGACTCAACAACAAACTATAGATGAATTAACAGCATCCAAATAATGGAAATTACTAATATATCAAATATTGATTCAACCCAATATCTAAATCAAGATTATACTCCTAAAGATGAATCATTATTAAATTCCTTATTATTAAATAAGGATTTTGGTTTACCTGAAGATAAAATAGAAATACATGTTATATCACCTAACGGAGAGATAATAGATTCTACTTATGATTTTAGAAATTATAAAATTGTAGATACAACTGATGACTCAACTCTATATCATACTATTGAATTAGATCCTAAATCTGATTTAGAATCCTTTGGATATTTTAGAGGTCAATATGATATAAATTATAACTTTTATAGAGAAATATTTTCAAGCTCCTTAGCTAATCAATTTTTTATATCAGAAATATCTTCAGATCGTACAGAAATAAAAATATCTTCTAATAATATTTCTTATACTGATTTAGGTCAATCTTATTTAAATTACATAGCTGAAAGAAACTCAAGAACATTTTATTCAGATTTTATTTTAAATTTTGGTGAAAATGATACTTACATAGGGGTTAATATAGCTTTTGATAATGTTAACACCTCAGTATCTAGTTTATACATAAAGTTATATGAACCATTACCATCTAAATTATCCTTAAAAGATACTTTATGGTTAGTTGAACAAATATCAGAACCCTACTCATTTCAAGTAAATACAGAATTTGTAGCTGAAGAAGTATTAGATTCTACTCCTTTAAGAGGACCTAATATTTCAATTGAGTTAAATGAAAAGGCCAATTTAACTACTCCGTATTTAAATTTATCTACATTATTAAGTACTTCTGTAACTTCTTCTTACCAACAATTGCAATCTTGGTTAGAGGAAAATAATGTTGAAATAACAGTAGATTATACAGATTTTTCAAATTTTGTTCATTTCTCATCTGCAAATGAAAGATTAGAAAATTTTAAGTATAAATTATCTCAAATAGAATCCTTACAAAGTGATATAAATAGTTTAAATAACTTAAACTTATCATCTAGTATAAATTATACAACTACAAGTAAATCTTCATTACAATCAAGAATAGATACTATTATTCAAAAGTTTGATGGTTACGAATATTTTTTATATTACGAATCAGGTTCAAATAGTTGGCCAAAATTAAATTCTTCTAAACCTTATTTAAATTATAGTACAACTTCATCTCAAGCTAAAACTTGGTTTGGTAGTACAACTGTATCTTCAATATATTATGGAGGTCAAATTTTAGATGCCTTTAATTATGATAGTAATAATAAGGATTACATCTGGAATAATTTACCTGAGTACATAAAAGAAGATACGCAAAATTCAAACTTAGAATTATTTGTGGCCATGCTTGGTCAACATTATGATTACATTTGGACTTACGTTAGAGACATCACGGATTTACAGGTAGCTGACAATAGAGTTGATTTTGGTATTTCAAAAGATTTAGTAGCTGATACCTTAAGAAATTTTGGTATGAAACTTTATACTAATTCAAGAAACCAAGATGATATTTTCTCTTCATTATTAGGAGTAAACAGTACTGGTGGGTTTTTACCTTCAACAGGTTCATTATTAATTAATAATTATGTAACTGCTTCTCAATACACTATACCAGATAATGATATAGTAAAAGAAACATATAAAAGAATTTATCATAATTTACCTTATTTACTTAAAACAAAAGGTACAAGAAGAGGTTTATATTCTTTAATAAACTGTTTTGGTATCCCTGAGACAATTTTAAAAGTAAAAGAGTATGGTGGTAATAAGAAAGATCAAGACATAATTGAACAATTTAATGAGAAATTCAATTATAGTTTAAATCTAAATAATACTGCTAGTTTA